GGCTTCAATGAGGCTCCAGGCATCTATCTAGGCGTGAATGCCAAGGCGACCAAGATCAGCACGCAGGAGATCGATCAAATCCTGCTCGATTACACCGAAGCGCAACTGGCTTTGGTGAAACTGGAGGCGCGCAACGACAAGGCGCACCAACACCTTTACATCCATCTGCCTGATCGCACCTTGGTTTTTGACGCAGCGGCAAGCGAGGAACTTGGCCAGCCGGTGTGGTTCACGCTGACCAGCAGCATTGAAGGCTTCGCTCGTTATCGCGCTCAGAGCTTTGTGTGGTGCTACGACAGGTGGCTTGTCGGTGATCCCACGAGCAACAGCGTTGGTTATTTCGTGGACAATGTTTCCACGCACTGGGGACAGACTGTGCGCTGGGAGTTCAGCACCATGATCGTCTATAATGAAGGGCGCGGTGCCATCTTCACCAATCTTGAACTGGTCGCTCTGACCGGTTCTGTAGCATTTGGTGAAGATCCGACGATCAGCACCAGCTATTCATTGGACGGCATCACTTGGAGTCAGAACAAGTTCATCAAGGCTGGCAAGACCGGACAGCGTGCCAAGCGCCTGGTCTGGTTCCAGCAGGGCTGGATGAGGAACTGGAGGATTCAGAGGTTCCAAGGCACAAGCGATGCTCATATAGCTTGCGCCAGACTTGAGGCGACGATTGAGGCTTTGGCTTACTAATGGCTATTTTTAAACTTGGCCTTACCCGCGATCAACTCGCGTCCTTTTTGCAGGATTTCGAGCAGATCAAGCAGTTTGAAAAATTGTTTTCAGAAGTCGATGATCTCTCAGAATCAAAAGTCAAAGTTGATCTCTCTGCATTAGCCCCAGCGCAGGAGAATAATGGATCTGTTGCAACTGATTATATTGATTACTCCACCACATCCTTCACTCCTGCTCCGCATATAGGGCGTACGTTCTGGGATGGTGGCAACACTCTTAATATCCAGCAAACTCTAAATGTGGCTGGTAAAGTCAACGAGGATAATTTCTTTTTCATCAAGGCCACTAGTGCGATCACTAAAGGCCAATTGGTGATGTTCACTGGTGCGGTTGGCTCCTCTGGAGTCATGACTGGCGCACCATCTTCCATCGGCCTTGGCGTGAATGATGGCGTTAGGCTCATGGGTATAGCTGCTGAAGATATACCTAATAACAATTTCGGCCTTGTCCAATGGTCTGGCGTTCTGCGTGGCTTCAACACCACTGGCAGCAGCGTCGGTGAATCCTGGGCTGATGGCGATATTCTATATTACAATCCTGCATATGTTGGTTCACTGACCAACGCCAGACCCAATGCCCCCAATGTGCGAGCAGTTGTCGCTGCTGTGGTCAATGCAGGTTCTGGAGGCAGTGGCTCCATAGCAATCCGCATTTCGGCTGGTTCTGTGCTTGGCGATACGGATAGCAATGTCCAGTTTACAACTTTGGCTGACGGCGACATTATTCAGTATGATAATGCTCTGGGCTATTGGAAGAATATCCCTGTTCTGGGTGTTACTCATGGCGGCACAGGAACTGGCGTTCAATTTACAGACGGCTCCATTGTGTTTGCAGGAGCTTCAGGAGTCTATAACCAAAACAATGGCAGTCTCTTTTGGGACAGGACGAACAAGCGCCTTGGCATTGGCACAAATCTGCCAGCCTACGATCTCTCTGTAGAGCGCAGTTCTGATGCCCTGACAGAAGTTAATATTTTCAACTCTAATGCGGGAAACAGCGCAGCTAGTCGCTATGCAGCAGTATCTGATGCTGGAACTATCAACATCCAGGCTGGTTCCAGCACGCATACAGGAAATCCGATTACTGGTGGGGCTAATGGCGGTGGTGTTTGGACCACTTCTGGCCTTACTGCTGGCCTTTCTCTTGGCACAGCAGCAGGACCGATCAGGTTCTTTGCTGGTGGTACCAGCACTGTTCGCGCCACTTTGGATACCAGTGGCAATCTTGGGATTGGAGTCGTTCCATCCGGCACGTACAAGCTGGAAGTGAACGGCAGCGCCTATGCGTCCAGTCTGACGTTGGGTACGCAGTTGAGCGTCGCCAACGGCGGCACGGGCGCGACCACGTTTACCGCAAACGGCGTGCTTTACGGCAATACCGCGTAGGCTTTTGGCGTCACGGCGGCAGGCACGACCGGGCAGATACTGGTCGGCAACACCAGCGCCGCGCCGTCGTGGAGCAACGCGACCAGCGTCGCCGTCACCTCGCTCAACTTTGGCACCACAGGCCTGACCCCTTCCGCCGCAACGCAGGGCGCGATCACGGTCGCTGGCACGCTGGTAGCCGCCAACGGCGGCACCGGCCAGAGCAGCTATGCGGTCGGCGACATCCTTTACGCCTCAACCACCACCGCGCTCAGCAAGCTGGCGGACGTCGCTACAGGCAACGCCCTTATCTCTGGTGGTGTTGGCGTAGCCCCATCTTACGGCAAAATTGGCCTGACAACGCACGTTAGCGGCACGCTCGGCGTCGGCAATGGGGGTACGGGGACCAACACGGCCTTCACGGCGGGTTCGGTCGTGTTTGCAGGTGCATCAGGCGTTTACTCGCAGGACAACTCCAATCTGTTCTGGGACGACACCAACAACCGGCTGGGTATCGGAACGGCGTCTCCGGCGCTCCCGCTTGATGTTTTGACCACGACGACCGGCCTTGGGCGGTTCACCAGCAGTGATAACACCGCTATCGCCGCCGCGTTTAACTTGTATCGCGATAGGACGGCTACGGCTGGCGACACCATTGTGCGCCAGAACTTCCAAAGCAACAGCAGCACGGGGGCGCTGCGCAACTACGGTGCGATCCTCGTAGACGTTGATGACACGACCAATACGCTGGAGAACGGCTCGCTTCGCCTTGCCGCGATACGCGCCGGGACCACTACTTCTATGCTCGATATTAACGGTGGGGCGGCGCTTGTCAGCCTTACCGGGGGCACTGGCTTCAGTATTCAGCACACGGCTGTCACCGCCCCAGCAGCATCCGATGGCAACGTGTTCAGCGGAACCTATACGCCGACGATCACCAACGGGACAAACGTATCCAGTTCGACGGCAACGATTAACCGTTACACCCGAGTTGGCAACCAAGTAACCATTCACGGGTCTATCACCCTCACCTTCACAGCGGCGAACACGAACAGCGCGGTTCGCATGAGCTTTCCCATTGCGTCAAACATTACAACCGCCACCCAAGGTCGATTAACGGGCACCTCTTACAAACTTAGCAACAGAGACGTAATTGCGGGCGTCGTTAACACGACCAACGATGACTTTGATATTCGCTGTTATCCGTCCGCGACAGGTGCAATAGCGTTTAGTTACATAGCAATGTACGAGGTGGCCTAAATGATCGAATCCATCACCTTCAACACCGCCGAGTCCAAGCTGGTTGTCACCTACGAAGACGGCACCAGCAAGGAATACATCGACCGAGCCACCTACGTCGCGGATCACCCCGACCGGGTCAGTGACTGCGATGCGATGGGATGGCCGTTGTTAACTAGCGGTAATATGGCAGCTTAAGGTGTTTGCAAAATGGAAATAACATCTAAAAACATCATCCCTGCCAAGACGGCAGAAGCCACGCAGACAACTCAATATATTGCGGCTGATTGTCGCTGCATTATCGATAAGTTCACTGCTACCAATACTAGCACTGGCAATCAGAGCTTGAGCGTGAATCTTGTAGGAAATGCTGGGAGCGCATCAGATAGCAACCTGATTGTAGATGCACGTATGATCGCCCCTGGCGAAACTTACACATTCCCTGAATTGGTGGGGCAGGTTCTTGATTCCGGTTCGTCGATCTCGACGATTGCCAGTGCTGCCGCATCGCTTACCATTCGTGCCTCTGGTCGGGAGATTACAACGTGAAAAAGCCTGTCGTCATCATTGAAGGGTTCGGCGGTATTCGTGAAAGCGAGCCGTTTATCACTGCTGCCCAGAACAAGAAAAACACCCAGACCGTCATTGATGACTGGATGCTTGGCCCTGAAAAGCCGACCAACGAGCGCGGTGCCAATCCTGAGTATTGGGCTGCGCTGGGCAAGGCGATGCAGGTCGATGAGACTGAGGCGCGTCGTCGTCGCTGCTCAAACTGCGAATACTACGACAACGGCACGCTGACACAGGCCAAGATGGACAAGATCCCTTGGAATGCTTGGGACGTTGAAGCTGGCTTCCGTGGCTATTGCACCAAGTTCGAGTTCATCTGTCATGATCTGCGCTCCTGCCAAGCATGGGAAGAGCGCGAGTTTGAATTTGAAGATTGATTATGATAGGGTGCAGCCACCGAGCGTCATTGAGCAGCCGGTGGCTCACCTGTGAAGGGGTTTGAATGACGCAAGAAGCGCCCAAATACTGGCTTAGGCGGAACTTCACCGACACGCTCAGTCTTTCGGATGAAGCCTCCGATTGGCTGATCGCGCTCTGGGATGTTATCCAGCTCTTTGATGATGTTGCGGATGGCGATGATATTGATCGCGCCGATCTTGATGCTGTGATCTGGAATGCTCTGATCGGCCTGCCTTCGAGCAGCTTCTATCAGCAGAACGCGCACATTCTCGTGCCTCTGATGAGCGTGGCTGTGTTCAAATGGAAGGCTTCCGACGAAGTGGAGCGGGATGGCGAAGCCTGCGCCACCAGCTTTGTCTGGCGTGCTGGTTATTACGACCTCGTTCTTGCAGCCGTGCAGATCGAGCATGGCGCAGAAATTGCAATGGAAATCGGTCACACTGTTCTCAAGATGTATGGCGAAAGCCTTGAGGAATATATGAAGGAAATGCACCATGCCTGATCCAGTAACCGGGCTAATCGTTGGCGGAACCTCGCTGATCGGCGGCGCTATTCAGAGCAAAGCCGCCAAGAAAGCTGGGCAGGCACAGGTCGCCGCTGCTGATCTCGGTGCGGCTGAACAGCGCGCAGCCCGCGAGGAAATGCGCCGACTGCTTGAACCTTACACGCAGGTCGGTGTTCCCGCATTGCAGGAGCAGATGGCGGCAGTTGGTCTCTCAGGGCCAGAAGCACAGGCTGAATATGTGGCGCAGCAGGAGGCCAGCCCGAT